GTGAACCGTGCATGGCGGAGAACAGGCTGCCGCCGAACACACCAGCCACACCAAGCATGTGGAAGGGGTGCATCAAAATGTTGTGCTCAGCCTGGAACACCAACATGTAATTGAAGGTGCCGGAGATACCCAGGGGCATGCCATCACTAAAGGATCCTTGTCCAAAAGGATATACAAGGAATACGGCAGTGGCAGCAGCAACAGGAGCGCTGTAAGCTACACAGATCCAGGGGCGCATCCCTAGCCGGTAACTAAGTTCCCATTCTCGTCCCATGTAAGAGAAGATACCGATAAGGAAGTGGAAAACAACGAGCTGGTACGGACCACCGTTGTATAGCCATTCATCGAGGGAAGCTGCTTCCCAGATGGAGTAGAAATGTAGACCAATGGCGTTAGAGCTGGGCACAACTGCGCCCGAAATAATGTTGTTTCCATAAAGAAGTGATCCAGCTACTGGCTCTCTGATTCCATCTATATCGACAGGGGGAGCTGCAATAAAAGCAATAATAAAACAAGTAGTAGCAGCTAGTAAAGTTGGAATCATAAGTACGCCAAACCAACCTAAATAAAGTCGGTTATCAGTACTGGTGACCCAATTACAAAACTGCTCCCATAAAGAAACGTTACTATAACGTCTTTGAAGAGTCGTTTGCATAAGTCCGTGCGGGTAAAAAAAACGGATGAATTCCGTGAATTTATTATATAACTTTAAATTCAAATTAAGACGGCAGGATACCATTTATATAGCCGCTCCAGGCTAAACCTATTGCTTCCATTGATGAAATTTCTCCTGATGCATACGGATAATGAACAAGATCACCTGCATGATAAGCAGTTGGTGTACCTTCGTATTTGACAGTGCTATCTCCATATTTACGTGTATCTACCTGTGCATCTTGAGGCACTGATTTTGTTTCAATAACATCTCCAAAGTCAGCCATAACTATTGTGTCGAGGGTTTTTGATTTAGGTAAGGTGAATAGAAGTTACCATCCTTATCTTGCATTAAAAATCCTTCCATACGAATATAGTTACTAGGCACATTAAACAATCTTTGCATCATTGGCATCATCATAGGCGCTTGGCAATTCATTGGTGGCACATCCATATTAGATAATGATTTTCTGCTTTCAGCAAAAGCTTTAGCTTCCATTTGATTATTTTCATTTTCTGATACAAGTTTTTGTTCCCACTCGCTCATTAGTTCATCGCCAACAGGAAAATCTGATGGTTCTGGGGGAAATACATTTTCTTCAAATTTCATGGCATATATGTGCTTACAGTATCTCATCTCATCTAACAATGGTGTCCAATTGTCAGTAATTGATGTAATTACATTTCCTTGCGTTGAATAATCTTCATATAGAGGCATGCCTTCTGCCCTAGATCCTGGCACTGAAATATTGGAAGTATTACGAAGATAGGTAGCGCCAAAATCTCTAAATACACCTGGATTATCTCTTGTAGCATTAGGATCTACGGAGCTCGGTATATTTGTTTGTGGTGGCACTGTATAATCTGCTGTTGGCGCAATGACATCCATATAACGATTTGTTTGTGCGTTAGTCATTGCATTATTATCTACAATACCATTTCTATAAATTACTTCATGCCTACCGGGTTTAATTGATGTGACATTTGACTTGGGAAATAAAAGTCTAGTACTTGTTTCATTATTTGATCCATTTACTGTTGATGTAAAAGCATAATCACGATGATTGAAATCTTGACATGAACAACAATATCGCGTGCCATTAGTAAAATAACGTCCAACGTGAAATGGTGTAACAGCTGGTGTAATTAATGCACGATCTGGTGTTGCTTCTATAGAACCTGCTTTTTTTAATGTAAGAAGTCCTATATCTTGATTGACATCAACAAGAATGGCTTGCGTATACCCATACCGTTTTTGAGTTGCAGGATCAATAGTTTCCCTTGTAATTGGAACACCAAAACGTGAAACAATCCTATCTTCAAAAATTTCACCTAACAAAGGTTTAAGACCACTGGGTACTCCTGGTATTACAACATAGAAAGGTGGGGGTAAAGGTGTAGAGGAACTCCAGCTTCCGGCTAGTGTTACGTACCAATAAGAAGTATCTTCTGTTACTGACGCTATAGAAAGAGGTGTGCCAAATGAATCAGTCAATACGTCTGTTCGTAATGAACCTGCAAGTCTGGCACCAGCCCAGTGCATGCCAAATTCTTTGTTTTTTGTAGGAAAGCCTTTAAATATTCCTGGAAGTGTGGGAGGATTACCGGTTGGAGGTGGTCCACCTGCTGGTAATGGAACTACATACTTAAATGGGTAGTCATACGAGTTATCACCAAAAGATGCTGTTGCTAATTCATATCCCCTTCTCCACCTAGACCAGGCAGACTCTCTATTAACTGCAATAATAGAATTAGGAACAGATCCTTTAGAGAATTCTGTTGTTATTGGAACAATTGTTCTAGGTTTAAAATTCTCTTGTCTACCAAAGGAGCCAAAGCTATCTTTGCCCTTAAATGCCATTCTTAAAAGAATCCACCTTGTGCATAGATATGAGCACCGGGTGTGTAACCAGAAATATTGGGACCCTCTGGAAAAACACCGACGTAGATGCGGTCCCCGCGCTCCAGGAAGATGCCTTTATTACGCAGTGGGGCAGATGGTCCTAAGCCAGCAGTATTACCAGCAGAGACGGTCGGAGCGGCCAATACGGGCATTACATCAGAGCAATCTGCAATTCCGCTGTTTGTTGCTACAGTTTTTGCAAATAAAAGTTTATAGTCTCCACTTGCGGGAATAGGTGTTGTTGTTCCGCGAGTTTGATAAAAAACAAATGTAACAGCTGGTTGATAACCATAATTAACACCATTGTAAGTAAATCCAGAAGTTGTTCCGCCTGAATAAACTAATGTTGTATTAATTCCTGTTAGTGTAGTTGTGCCTGTATAAGTGTAATAACCAACTCCACTAGCAGCAGCTCCTGCTCCGGTAAAACTGCCTGTGGAAGAAATATTGACAAGTTGACCACTTATCAAAGAAATTACAGTGCCAGAAGTACCTGCAGAAACTACGTAATCAGCAGCACGATAAGCATCATTACGAGCAATGGTAATAGAATCAATTACACCACCATTATTTATGTCATCACTCAGAGATGCATCCATATCGACTAAAATGGATGGCGCTTGTCCGCCTTGAACAAATAATGTATTAGCAGATTGACTACCTACTGTTTGTGTTGTTACGCGAACTGAATCAAACAGCGGCCTATCAATAAAAACTGGTTGTTTGTTGCTAGCTGTTGACGCCAAAACTTTTACCTTAATTCTTCGTATTTAAATTTTAACCTATATTGAGTTCAAAAGGAAGATTTCCAAGTACTTTTCCTTTATACGAATTTAAAAATTTTTGAGTAATATTGTTGTCTTCTTCTGTTAGAGCTGATGTAAGTAATGCTGTTTTCATCAAATCTACTGTATTATTACCAAAAATATTCCCACCTAAAACTTGTGTTAATACATTTTGCGTTGTTTGTGTTGTTGGATCATTTGCGTCATAAGGTATAACAGGAATTGCTTGACTTACTTTTTGCCTTGTCCCTGTCGGTACTTGTGTGGTTTCAGTGGGATTAAGCCGATTAAATATTGACAAGCCCTTTTTAAGTACTGTAGGATCAGAGTCAAAATAAAAATTACTTTTCCCTGGAACTGGCATATAGTCACTTGGCCTTCTACTTTTATAAGCACTTGTACCTCTAAAAGATAAAGGTGCTTTTCCTGCTTCAAATTGTTGCCTAACTAAAGTAGGATTATCCACCGTTGATAGTAAAGTTTGGAATTCATTTTGTCCAAACAATTTTGCACCAAAAGCAGGGTCACCTAATTGTTGTATGCTGTACCCAGGTTTAAAAATTGCTTCATATTGACCAGGGGCAGTAGCAAGTTTTAGGATATTAGGGCCTCCATAACCACCGTGTAATCTACGTGCTAAAACATTGGCGGCTACTGCAGCAACATCTTTTCCGCCACTTCCTCTGTAACCTTCTAAACCACTAAGAATAGCAAGTGCATTCCTTTCTTGTGGTGTTAATCCAAAAAGCTCAGCTGTTGTTTTTGGTGCCATGAGTCTTAATAGTCGCGTGATTCATCAATTGCTTGATAGCCGTATTGATTTTGTGTTAATTGTGCAGCAAGGTCCGGGTTTGCTGCTGCCCAGGCAAGGATTCGCCTATCTTGTTCTTCTTGAGAAGCAACTGGTAAATAACCGGTAGTTTGAGGAAGAGCTGGGTTTTGTGCTGCTAGTTGTCTAATACGATTACGCTCCCTTTGGTAAGCCCTTTCTACATCTGGGGCCATTCCATATCTAGGGGTTGATTCTGGAATAGGTGGCCTAGGAAGTGAAGAATTTACAAAAGCTCCGATTGGCAGTTCTTGATCACTTGTTGGATCTGCTGGCGGACGATTTCGTGAAACTGGTACCAGGGGTGTGCCATCCTCTAAATTAGTTTCTTCCCACTTTGTACCTGTCCAACGGACTGGTTTACCACCTAATCTTGCCTGTGATCCTATTGGACGTGTTTTATTTCCGACACGTGTTTTCATATCTTGTTCAGAATCATATCCCAATTTCCGCCAACGGGCATAAGGATTTTCTGATTGTGGAGTATCTCCTTCAAGTGACAGTAAACTAAAAACAGAGCCAGCTGTAGAAGTTGGCAAAAATGCCGATTTTACTATTCCAGGGAGGGGGATGCGTTTACTAATTCCTGTTAAAATAGAAGATGGTGAAAATAAAACATTTTTTAGTGTTAAACCACCAACTTCCCCTATTGGTATATTTTTAGGTATTAATACATTATTTTTAGTTACTCTTCTTATGGCGGGCATTACTAAGTTACCAATTTTACCAACGTCTAGTAAAGGCATGGCTTATCTCCAATAAGTTTTTAAATAAATGTTACTTCCAACTGCAGTATCAGCGGGTCCTGGTAAAGCTTGTATAAATTCAGCGCCAGAACGTTCATAGCGGTAGCGTGCCTGAAAAGGATCTTTATAGTTTGGCACATATAAAATCATTGCCAAACGATTAGTCTCATATAAATATATCTCATCCCAAATTTTAAGAGCTTCTTTGGCATTTGATGATTTAATTGTACGATCAACATCACCAAGAATACTTTCAATACGAGTAGAAGGAGAACTTGCTACTTCTGTTTTCTTTTCTGCAGTATCACACCTACCTATTTGAATAATAATTTTATTATAAAAATAAGAATCTGGTATTGTATTTAAACTTTCTTCAAGGCGTGCGTAATCACCTGCAGGAATAGAAACTGTGAAATAGCCCAGGTGATACCTGACTCTACTTTTATCAAATGTAGATAACTGCACTTTGTTTACTACTATTTATTTATTATAAGACAATCATTTTAAAATTAGTTATACGGTTGGGGATTTAATAAATCTCTTAAATAGTCGTTAAGAAATTGATTTGCAATACTGGGTTCTCGTTTCATCATCGAACTTATTAAATCAGTTTTTGAATTATTTTTAGGAACAAAATTACTCATTAAATTAATAGCTAATAAAGAACCCATTAATTGATCATTAAATCTTGTAGTTTGATTATCTGTTTTTGTATCTGGTGTTAATGTAGGAGGTGGTAATACAGGAGCCTGTGGAGGTGCATTTAGATTAGATGCGTATACTTGTGCCTCTGGTCCCAGCCTGGAATTATGTGCAAAAAGAATTTCATATTTATTATCTGCAGGCCTAAATATCATTGTATTACCATAACCACTATTATTAGGAATAGGGAAAGCCCGCCCATATCCTTCAATGGTTATTGGAGTTTTATCTGGAACTCCAAAATCTATTCCTTGATGATAACTAGATGCCCCTGGTTTAGGTGCTTTTCTATTACCAAAGGGTGATGTAACCGGAAAAAGTGGGTTAAATCTGAGTTTATCACCTTGTTTTTCTACTAACGGTTTGTCGCCAAACCGTATACCTGTTAATAAACTTTTAAATGTATTTGGATCAATAAACTTACCTGTTTCTAAATCTTTTATTCTAAGATCAGAATGTGGTCCAGTGCTTATACCTGTACTTCCTATTGCGCCAAGATCAAAACGACCAGCCATATTAATAAATTATTTATATATACTATTGTAAAATAAAAAGCCCCGCTAATTGCAGGGCTAGAATTAAACTCTTACTAAATCAGCAGCAAACACAGAATCCCAATCAATACGTTTAATTTGTCTTAACTGTTCCAGGCTTGTAAACTTTTCTCCCGATAAGCTCATTTGCATATCTTTGATTTCCCTTGCCGTTTTAAGTCCTATTCCCTTAATATGATCGGCAATCATCTGAGCAGTTGCCCCATTAATATTTAAACGGCTGTCGGGTGGAAATACACGGGGTTCTTCTTTTGCTGCTTTATCTTTTACTTGTAAAGTTTTAACTGCTTTTGTAGCTTGCTCATCGGGCTTGAGTTCATTTTTGTATACGGTATAAAGGCGACCGTCCTGATCTTCGACCATAAACCAATCGCCATTATCCCATTCACTTACAACCTTGACTCGTGAACCTGTTTTAACATGTTGGTAAAGCATGAATACCAAGGAATTCTGGTATTAGTCTACCTTACTTATGGACTAACAGTACGATTTGTAAGATAAGCTTCTACATCACTATAGTCAGGTGCATTATCGGGAACGATATAGCACACTTCTACAAGCAAATAGCCTTTCAGTCCAGCTGCATAATCAGCATCAGAGATGTACACACCACCAGAAACAGCAGTCGCATCGCCAGATGACTTTGCATATACCTTAAAGGTAGTAGCAGCAGTTAAAGACTTATAGGCAATACCGCTATCTACCAGCCCAGAAGCAGCATTGATTTGCGCAAGAGCAGAGGTAAATACTGGGAATGAACCAAAGGCTTGTACACCGCCGGAGAAGAAAATCTTACCAGCAGCATCACCAGATGCGGTAGAAGAAAGTACAGCAGCGGCAACTGGTTCGCCAGAAGCAGCTACGGGGCTACTAGAGTTATCACGACCAAAGGCAAGTACATTACCAGTGGAAGCATATACACCAGAAGATACACGATTATCGCCCCAACCAGAAGCAACCGATATGGCTGCACGATACACATAAGCAGCTTGAGTGCTATTACCACTGATTACCATACCGGTAATATCAGTGCGTGTATCATCTTGACGATAGGGAGAAGGGATGATAACACTCATGGCTTGGCCATAAGTAGTAGCATCACCAGAAGTCCAGGTTACAGGAACGTAACCACGTTGCTGGAAAAAACGCCAGCCAGGAAGTGCAAGAACGGACGTAGGGCCGTCCTTAGAGGCATTAGCAGTCGTACCACCAGTGGTGTCGATGTTCTTGTACCAGCCATTCAGGGCTTCCACCCAGTTGCCGGGATAGATCTTTTTAGTAGACAGGTAGGTCATTTATTTCTCCTTGTTGTTTATTTATAGTTATTAAATAGTACCGTCATCTTGGACGAAACTGTAAGAAGTGGTAACAAAATCTTTATTCAAAATTTCAAAACCTGCATACAGTTGCCAAATCAAGATGATAAAACGGCTAAAGTCATCATTATTATTAATGAGAACTTGAGCATTGGGGCCACCAACACCAACACCAACTGCCTGGGGACCAAAGAAGAAACCTTGGGCAACTTCTTGAGTCGAATAGGTAGATGCGTTAAAACTAGCTTGAAGGGTCTTAGTTGGGAAGTTGGTAGATTCATAGAATTTAACACCTTCAAACTGAACACCAGTAGGCATTACAGGTTCGCCAGCAAGGAAATAACCTTGGCCAGCTTGGGGACCTTGGTAGAAGCTGGAGTTGTTCGGCATCATTGGATTGCCACTCATGTACATCCCTTGACCAGGGTTGCCAGAGTAACGAGCAATCTCGCGGAAGTCAGAATCACGACGCAGGTGCATCATGAATGTGGGATCGCAAATACAACGATAAAGACCATCAGAAAAGGTCGGAACGTTACGCTTGCGTAGATCTTTTACAAGATTTAACAGGTCAGTACGAACGTGAAACTGTTGAACTTGATCTCCATATTCATCGGTTGTATAAGAAATGCGTCCGCTAGAATCTTTAGTTTTATTACCAGGGAAGTAATAACCACCTTGAGTGGTAGAAGCTTGTCCATTAGCTTCTGCTTTAGATAGCTCATCAATAAATACACGATCACGCCACCGACGATAATCATCAAGTAGAGTGAGTGAACCAATGGACTGGTGGAACATGTTTAGATTACCAGTATCCAACAACAGACGTTGGGCAGTAATCAGAGTTTCACGAGCAATTTTAAAGGTGCTGGGCTGCGTAGGATCAGTCGGGTCCGCTGGGCCAGTATATTCTTTCAACACAACAAGCACTTTTTCTTTAGTGATGTTGCGGCTATTAGCAGTACCGATAGTCTGATCAGAAATACGCTCACGACTATCTTTAGTGCCAGGGGTACCCCAGAATTTGTAACGGTCTAACTGAACTGTTTGACCCGGTTGACGGGTAAAATCATGAACCACTACGGGTTCTACTGCCATTTCGCAGATGTACGCGGGATGCTTTACTACTACGACTTTCGTCGCCACTAAACTAAATCAACATTTGATTTATGTTGAACATAGTTTGCGTTTGTAGTCTGGAAGATAAATGGATCAAATTTACGTTTGGCTGTTTGTATGTTGGGTACATAAGGTCCAATTAATTTCCAAAGTAATTGAGATGATCTGGTATTAAAGTAAACATCTAAATATTTAGAATTCTTTTGCTGAAGAGTTGTTTCTAATCCAAAATTACTAATCAAAGCTTTTTGAAAAAGAGTTAATTCTTCTAAAGAATGTTTATTTAGATGGATACGTGCCGTTGGTTTACGGTAATAAGTATTTCCTGTTTTATGATCTTTTGTTAATCCACCTCGACAACTGCCTTGATCAATTAACAATACCATTAAACCAATAGGGTGATTAAAATGTTTAATCTTTTTTGTAATTCGTTTTATTCTATTTTTATCATAAAACCAATCACTATAAACTTTTAACCTACCTTTAGAAGAACAAGCATCAAATCCGTATATAAAACCGGATTTACATGATAGATCTTTTGATTCATGGACATTACAGGAAAAACCCAAGTTAGCTCGTATGTAAGCTGCTTTCCATTCAACCCAGTCTTTAGTAGTATTTCTCCACTGCCATTGATGAGTTGGTGATACATGGCAATCTCCTAGAAGAGTACCAATAAGGAAAGATCTTAATTCATTACGAGAACCAGAACGATCCATTTAAACCCTGTACCTTCTCCAACGTTAGTATAACGTTACGGAGTCCGCCGTCCAGGCTCTACACCTTCCTTTAGATAGGATTGGCTCGGTATTCCCTTCATCGGGGTTCACCGAATTTGACGGATATTACCTTATGACTTTCGCCATAAGCGCCCCATTTTATTAAGGCCGGTACAGCTCTGCTCCTAAAATCTTAGGAAAGTCTGTATCAATAAACACTTTAGTCTATCCTCCTTTATAGGATGTGAAGTGAAAGCTTTTTAAAAAGTCTTTCAACTAACAAAATTTTAACAGGCATTAATTTTACGAACCTTAATTTTTAAAGATTTAATAAATACCTGCTGTCCTTGTCGTTAGTTGTTGACGTGCTGCAGGGGAATTACTGGAGTCATAAGATTCTGGATTTATGGTTTGGCCAAAACCAGGAAGACCAAGGGTATTCGCAACATTAGAAACACCACCGCCGATCATCCCACCAAGTCCACCTGCAGCTGTCAGAGCAATCGGAATGCCAGCAGTATTAATAATTGCTTGGCCCCGGCGTGCAGTAGTCTTAAAAGCACTACTTAACTCGGCGGGATTTACACCCGAACGAACAGTTTCATTTAAAAGATCACGAGCAAGCGTGGCACTATAAATTTCAGCAGGTGACATTTGTGCACGTCTGGCAACTGCGCCAGGATTTTGAAGGCTAACCGCTCCGATATTTCTAATTGCAGTAGCGGCTCTTCTGCGTAATCCGGGGATCTGAGTTCCAAGCGCGGCGCCAAGTGCTCCTGCACCTAAAGCCTCCAAACCAAGTCTTCCAGGAGCTTCTTCTTTGGCCTGACCGGAAACAAGGTTACCTACAGTGGCAAGGCCAGCGGCGCCAAGGCCGCCAGCCACTGCAGAAGCCACTGGATTCTTGCTAATTATGTTTACATATTTACCAGCAAGATTTGACATTTTTTACTCCATCACAAACAGTTTGCTTGCGACAACATTAGGTTGAGCTTGGTTGAGAACACGCCATGCATCTTGAGGATTGCGAGACATGACCTCATTAAAACCACCCCAGAAATTTTGAGGTTGTTGCATACCAGCTGCTTCTGGAGGAGCTGGGAAATTACCATAAGCTGGATTTACTTGCTCAGTGCGATAACCAGGGGTTTCCAATTGTTCCTCACTTTCGTAAACAGGGTATGGACCTTCAGGACCAAAGAACTTAAGAGTGTAATCACTCAGTACATCGGGGTTAGTAAGAATTTCGTTATAAGCCAGATTTTCTTGATGTTCACCAACTGCAAAGTTGGCATAGCCATTAAGCAATTCAGTTGCTTTTGTGCCCCAGGCTACGGCATTATCCAACATGCCTTCTAGTTGAAGAGCATAGTTATTTAGTACTGCGGGAGCCTCTACCCCGAACGCGTCGATTACTTGACGGCTTTGTTGGCTCAGATCCAGGTAATCCGCTACTTCCGCCAGTGATGGACTGGAGGAGGTTTGGGAATAGTTGGCTGAGTATTCCTGGTTGGGATACGAGGTCTGCGTCCCCCAGCTGGGCATAGCTTGGCCGTTCTGCGCTTGGCCATAATTGGCTGGTGCGTAGGTTGGCGTCGGTACTGAGGGTTGACCCTGGAACGGGGATTGGACTGGTGCGCTCAGCAGATTGACTACTTTGTTGAACGCTGTTTCCCATGGGTTGCCCTGGGGTACCGCCGGTTGGGATTGGGGGGCGTACTGAGTAGGGCTTGATTGGTAGCTGGTAGCCGCTTGTGTCGGGACCGCTTGAGGGTAGCTGGTTCCCACTTGATAATTGATCGGTCCCTGATATGCTTGGGGTGCCGGGGACACTACGTAGCTGCTTGGAGCTACTGCTGCCGGTACTTGGCTCGTCTGTGGGATCGATTGGACGGTAGCGTCCTGCATAACTCATCTCCTTTTGTAACGCTTCTAGTGTTCGATACAGATAAGGTGTTAAATCCAATCTTGGATCTGCAGCCATTGGTAAATCCGGTGACTGCGGGTGGGGAGTCTGCATCATGCCCCCCACTAGTTTGGCAAATTGAGAGTAAGCACTCTGTAATTCGCCAACCATTCTGAACGGGAACCCCGATAACATCGCGGCCCGCTCCTCATCCGTTTTTGATGGGAAGAGGTATTTCAGTGCTTCAATACTATCAACACCTAATTCTTGGAGGTTACGTACAACAATAGAATTATTTAAAACATCTTGTGTCGAATCTTCATACACTGGCCCCAGCCAACGCCAAAGTATAGTTAAATCACCATCTGGAATAAGACCAATTACCCCTTTAGGAATAAATTGAGTCTCAACACAAGCTTTCATTAACTGTTTTATTTTTTCTTCAAAGCCTTTCATGGCAGCATCATAAAGATCAATTTGTTCTTTAGGTGCGCCAGCTGGAGGTTGGATTGGTTTCTCAATGCCAGTAGCGGCTGCTAAAGTATCACGGAATAAACGCTCTTCTTGGTAAATAATTAACTCAAGACAACGCGAAACACCATACGTATAGATAGCATTTGCTTTTTTCTTGGACGTTGCCGAAACACGACCAAATAATGACTTGTATTCAGTAGCAGTGACGCCTGCAGAAATTGAAAGTTCATCAACACCACCTAAAGCAGTGCGGATTTCTTCTCGATATTGACGAGCAAACGAATTTTGATCCCCAGTAATGGCATCTGGGACAATATAACCAACTCTATCGTTAGGTTCCAGGTTAGCAATTACCCTAGGAACCCTAATCTGCCCATCTACACCCCTTGAAATTGGATCTGACTTAAATCGAGACTGACTTAAGGCGCCCATTCCAGTAAAACCAGAGTTTGCCGCAATAGATGGGCGTTGTACCACAGAATCAGACCCTGATTCCATAAGATCAGTTTTTGGCCTAGAAGAAAGAAGAGTGGGATTACCAAAAAACTGCACATTTTTACGCATTGTGCGTATCATTTCATCATGAATAACGATATGGTTGGCAAAAGAATCAAATTCTCCTACACCTTCATTAGAAAAACCTTTAGGATTGTTAAAAATTTCAACACAAGGTATAAAGCCAAGCGTATTTTTAAAGCTTTGAGTACGTCCTGGCACTACATAGCTAGGCATCTCGAAAGATATCTCACCTTCACTATGTGTTTCTTCTATGGTATCATCTTTAATTGACAACCTAATGAAACGTTTGGCTCCTTGGGGACCAGTGATTGCAGATCCACTTACGTTAGTGACATTAATACCATCACTAAACCCTGTTCCTTGCTTTACTTTATAGCTATAGATAATAATTACTTCTTCTAGTTCACCATTTACCCCATAATAAGAACGATATTCATGTTCACGAAAATAATACAGGCGATAATTTGATTCCGTTGGGCGAATATAAAATAGTCCTTGGCCATCACATAAGAAATACTCCCAGATTGAATCTAGACGTGTATCTAGTTTATTGAACTTGAGCACACGATCAATAAAATCTTTGCGCTGATTACCAAAATTATCTTGAGAAGGAAAAAACTCTACTCCTTGACGAATGCCAAAGAGTTTCATTTGAGAAATATGAGATGCAACAATACCTGTATCGACACCAGTACTACCTTCTTTTTCAAGATAAGCATCAACAATTTCTTTTAAGCGGGCTTTTGCGTCCACGTTTTATTATTTTTTATTTCGGTCTTTGTACATTTTAGCACTCCTAGCAGCTTTTCCGGCTTTTTTTGCTGCTTCTGTATTTGAGACAAATTGTTTGCCTTTTTTGCTTGCTTCTTTTTTCTTGCGGTCAGTTTCTTCTCGTTCTTTTTTTGATAAAGAAGCCCAAGCTTTCTCTGGTAAGTACCGCTTGGTGTA